AGTCGTGGTCTTTGCGCGATTTCGACCTGAAATCGAGGCAATCTCGGAAGCGCTCAGGGATGCCCACCTCGATAGTGGGACGCATGTGGGCTTGGGATCGATCACAGGAAGTGACTCTACGGATGATCGTCGTAAAACAATCGAAACGTTTATCAAGGGAAAGTCTCAAGTCCTCGTCTGCTCACTCGCTGCTGCTTCGGAGTCCATAGATCTATCCGCTTCAGCCTACACATTCTTCTTCTCTATCGATTATGACCTATCACACGTGGAACAAGCTGATGCGAGAAATGATCGCATTGGACAAACACGACCCATGACCACATATTTTCTACAGGCAGGAGGAACGGTTGATGAATATATGTACAGAGCCGTCGTCGAAAAGCGTCAAATGCAAGATTGGATTGGAGGATTCATAAAGTCTCGCTATGAGTAATGAAATTGCACGAACTCAGCTATTCAATTTAGAGCGCATTCTGCATCACAATGGTCCTGTAGTGATTGATATTGAAACACCCGGACAGGTTGATCCATATGCACAGGGCGCACGTATTCTCATGATCGGTGTAGCCTTATCTGATACCGAAGCTCATGTTTTTAAAGATCCATATATCAAGCCCTTATTGAAGATCCTTGAATCTAAATCGCTAATCGCGCATAACGCAAAGTTTGAACGCAATTGGCTCCGTAAGGCATACGGGTTTGAAGGGCATTTCATTGTCGATACCATGCTCCTTGCTCACTATGTTGATGAAGGTCAACCGACAGGGTTAGAGGCGCTCGCACAGTTACTATTTGATGCTCCAGCATATGGAGAAGATATTGATTACGTGAATGAGCCATGGGAATCCTACTCTGAATACTGTGCATTAGACTGTACATACACCTATGCCCTCTATGAGCTTTGGCAGTACCGTGCCAATGAATCCTACTTCAAATTCATCATGGAATTTAGTAAGGCAGTAGGGGATATGGAGTATAATGGTATTGGCTTTGATCATCGTGTCAATACTGAATTGCATGAGTATCTGTTGGAGCTAGAAACCGCTTACAAGCCCTACGCACCCGGCGTTAATCTCAACTCGCCCCAACAAGTCGCGAAGTGGTTGGTTGAAGCCGGTGTGCCACTAACCGAACGAACAAAGACAGGAAAACTGTCGGTGAGTGAAGATGCGACCCTGCATCTCCGCAATCAATACCCGCTGGTTGACCAGTACCGGAAGTGGAAAGATATTCGTTCGCTGATCGTAAAATACACTACCAAGTGGCCTGACTACGTGATGCCAGATGGCCGTATCCATGCAAGCTATTTTCCATTAACTGACACGGGGCGACACTCAGCTAAAAATCCCAACATGCAACAAGTCCCACGTGATCCCGAACACAAGATGAAACGTGTGTTCACGCCACGTGAGGGCCATGAGATGGTTTCATGGGATGCTTCACAAGTTGAACTTCGGGTTGCAGCAATCATCGCTCCTGATCAACACATGTGCCAACTCTTTCGCGACGGTGTGGATATTCATGCCGCTACCGCCGAAACTATTGTGGGAGGAAAGGTTACCAATGAAGAACGACAACGAGCTAAAGCCATCAACTTTGGATTCCTGTATGGTATGGGAGCAACTAAGTTTGCCCAACATGCTTTCAAAGAATACGGAACGGTCTTCTCAATCGACGATGCCTACGCCGCCCGAAACTCTTATTTTAACGCCTACCCCGGGCTTAGAGAATGGCATGAGCGTACTGAGTATCGTGTCCGACACGACCAATCTCTCACCACGATATTCGGACGAACGCGACACTTAGAAGACGTTGATTCGAACGATTCAAAGATTGTGTACCACACCATACGACAGGGGATTAATTTTCTTGTTCAATCCCCGGCTGCTGACATTACACACGCAGCACTGGTAGCATTGCAAGATTATAACGATGTCCACGTCGTAGCATCGGTTCATGACTCGGTTATATGGGAACAACCAATCGGAACAGGAGAGGATATTGTAGCTACATTAATGGATGATGCATTATCGGTTTTGGATCTACATTTCGGTTTTTCAGCGCCCATTCCTCTTGAGGCAGAATGGACAATAGGAGATCACTGGACATGAGTAATATGGACGGATTCGCCAACGCCAGAGAAAAAGCATTTGCAGACGAGAGTGTTGGAACTTTCACGGGTGTCCGTTGCCCGGACTGCGAGTCTTACATGGAACGAGACGTCGACTGGCTGTACTGTTTAGAGTGCGGGTACGACGAAGAAGAAGAATCAACCAAAGAATAGTGTGGTATAATTAGTCTTATGGAGGGCAGCTTTATGATTGACAATCCAGTGGTTCGTCCCATTGCAATTTCACCTACACGGGCGTTCCAACGGTGTAATCTCGCGTATCGATTTGGTTACGTTGATAACCTTCGACCTGTGCATCTCACCGCGCCGCTTCGTATGGGTATTGAAGCCCATAAGTTCTTTGAGAACGCAGAGAGCATGGGAGATGAAAAGGCACTATCACTTGTCGAGGAGCGCTGGAACGCATTAACAGCCGACCAGCGTGCGATTTACCAGAACCGTGGGAAAGGAGACAGGGTTCTCCCACCACTTCCCGATGATCTCCGCCGTATCGTTCGATCCTATCGTTTCCAATATCAAGACGATAACTGGGAAGTAGAGGGTGTTGAACATAAGTTGGACGTTGAAATCGATGGTCGGCGACACGTTGGTATTATGGACCTTCTCGTTCGTGATGAACGCTTTGGTGAGGGTCTAACATTAATAGACCGCAAAACAACCGGACGCATCCCTGACGATAGTGTTCAACTCAATGATCCGCAGCTTGCGTTCTATGCGGGGTTGTGGAACCGTCAGAACATAGAACAGATTGAGCAGGTAGTCTTTGACTATATCTTAACGAAAGCTCCAACTACTCCTTCAGTCGTTGGGTTGAAAGATAAGCCAAGATCAGACGGCACATATGCTGATGGCAAAGGACCGCGCATATCGAGTCGTGCTATTGAGACCACAGTCTTTGAATACATCGATGCGGTTGAAAAGGCATCATGGGAACATCCAACAATAAACCTATCTGAATATGATAGGCAGATTACGGACTTAAATTTGAAGCCCAGTCCATTTTTTCGCAGGCGCGTCATCCGTATGACACCGAATATTATTCAGACGGCGTTACGAGATATCAGGGCTACAAATTCGTTCATCAATGCCGCGACTAAAGCAAATGTTTTCCCGCGATCTGTGGGACCATTTACCTGCCCCTCATGTCAATTCAAGGGTATCTGTGGGGCTGAGTTACAGGGAGATGAAGATCTAGTTAAAGAGGAACTACGACAATTCGAGAAAAGCGACTATTGGGATCGTTACCATGCGCCAGCCTAATGAGGGGGAGACACACACATATAGGGTCTATGGTGTAGAAGAAAGCGAGCCGTTTGAAATCGAGGGTCAACGATGTGTGATCAACGAGTACGGTGACGCAACGTTTGTAGAAGTGTTCAACGATGGTGTGCCTGTATTTACCATACAAGCAAATCTCGTTAAGTATATAAGGAGGGCAGATGCCAGTCCCACAGAGTGAAGTCGAGGCTGCTACGCCGGAAACTCCGGGAGCACCACGAGGAGAAGCCCCGACAATTACTAAGGCTAATAGTCAATCGTATCATCGGCTATTCGTCGTGTACTCACAACCGGGCGCGGGTAAAACACATTTAATTGGAACCGTACATAGCGCAGGTAAGAAAGTACTATTGATTGATTGTGATTTCGGCGGTGCGGAAACTCTTGACCAGCTACCTATCGACACCGTTAGACTCAACACACTCGAAGAGTGGTATGGATTGTCTGAGTGGCTCGAAGCTGGAAACGCTGAGAACTATGATGTCATTGCGTACGATACAGGGTCCACCCTACAGGAGATGCTTGCTGGAGAGGCACTCGTGAAATTGGGTGCCCATGAGGATTTTGGCAACCATTATAAGGTTGTACGTGATATGATGGTTAGGCATTTTCAAGAGTTGAAAAAGCGTGACGTGACACTCATTGTCACTGCACATGAGCATATCGACTATCAGGGTGTCGGAGAAAACTGGTCACAGAAGACGATTTCAGAGGTCAGACCAGAATTTGTGAACTCTGTATGGCGTGGGATTAACCGAATCACGTCTGTTATAGGCCGCTTGACGCTTGTGAAAGCTGAGGGCGGAGGTTGGGAGCGGCGATTGGACTTCCAAGAGAAGCCCGTCATCACCGCAAAAGATAGATCAGGTCGTCTTCCCGCAAGGATGGATGACCCCACATGGACGAAGATCGTCCAAGCATTGGAGGGCACTCGTGCCAGCAAGTGATCGTAGTTTTCAGTCTAAGGATAGCCAGCGTGGGTCATCTGGATTCAGCAGACCTATCGTTCCTGATGGGAACTACCAGTTGGAAATTATTGATTCAGAGGAGCGCAAGTTTAACTCGGGCAATGAAGGCGTAATTGCCACGTTCGAGATTGTCGATGGTCCGGTAGGCGCTGAAGAGCATGTCGGAACGCAGCTTACTTCGGCGTTCGTAGATTCTGAAGCATCGTACTGGTTCCAACGTAGTTTCGCTGAAGCGCTCAATGGTATGGAATACCCTGAAGGACAACAGGTAGCCGTTCCGTGGTCTTCCGCAAATGGAAAGCACGTTGGGGCTGTACTGACAGCAGAAGTTGGTCGTGACTGGGTGAACCGTCAGGGTGAGACTGTCAAGGGACAGTTAGAGTCTAAGATTAAGCGCTTCGTCGATCACCGCCCGTGGGGTAAGACAGAAGAGCTTATTGAAGAGTTCTCGTCACTGGGTGTCTAATCCAGAGACTCGTCTCCAACAATCCATTATCCGCCACCTCCAATCGGAGGTGGGTGGATGGTGGGTTAAGTATCATGGGTCTGCTATCACACGAGCCGGAATACCGGATATTTTGGGCGGCTGTGAGGGACTTTTTTTCGCGTTCGAAGTAAAAACATCAACAGGAAAGACAACAAAGATTCAAGACTACACACTAAAGGAACTCAACGATAGCGGCGCAGGTGTCGCTCGTGTTGTCGATAACCCTAAAGATGCTGTAGCGATTGTACACACAGCCTTAACTAACAGGAGGCAACATGATTAATGAGAGTGACCTTATCGCTGAATTGCGTGGTGGCGGTGATACGCAAGTAACTGCGGAAGAATTTGCTGCACAGGTAAAAGGTATGACTGAGGAACAGGCTATGGAATCCTCAGAAACGAAAGTTCTTACGATGTTCTCTGAGATCGCTATGTCGCATGGATTCACTCCAACACTCGCAGTAAGTTTATTGGCTGAGGCCGGACGAAATTTTGAGATCGATGCCGAGTGGACACCAGAGGATTCCATTCATATTAGTGATTGGTTAAAGGAAGCACAGGCTAGAAAACGTCGCGCAGGATCAGAGCTTCCGTATGAACCAGATACTGAAGGCGCATTAAAGCTTCCAGTGCCTGTGACAGATGGAATTACGCTCCCACAAGACCCGGAACCTATCGAACCTGAGATCGTACCCAGTAAATCCGCATCAACGCACACGGTAACCACAAAAGAGATTGTCGTCAATTTCAAGGATCGTGATGAAGCGGATGAGTTCCTTAAGATGTTCGAACTGGGAGAACCTGTTAGCTTAGGCAAACCGGGCAATGCGCGAATTGTTATGCAAGTCGCGAGTTATTCGGCACAAGAGGCTGCATGGGAAAACTTCTCCGTAGCTTAACTACCAGTCCGAATTCAAAGGATCGTACGGGACGTAAGTAACGCCTACACGCTTGTTGTTGTGTATGTCTAACAACACGCCACCTACGTTTGGATGGAGGTTCTTCCCCTTTTCATACGGTGTCTGAGATTGGAAACACGCAGCGTTAACGCCGGTGACTCCTTTCTCATACACCGAGTTGAAGAAGTGAAAGTGTCCGACAAGCAAGATGTCAGGGGTAATTTCGTTCCTCCAGATCTCTTGTTGTGCCCGATAGCTTTTAGCAAGCCCCGGACTTCCACCCGGATGGTATAGACGAATCTTTACTCCGTGGATGGAGACGAACGCTTCGTCATTGCCCATGAATTTAAAGTCATCACGCTGCTTACAAACTGCTCGAACCGGATTGTATCCACTCTCTTTCATGAGAGAGATGTCATGGTTCCCGGTAATGATTGAAGTCTTCAGTCCAGTGTCGGGATACTTGGCTACAGCATAATCGACCATTTCATCCGCAGAATCCAAGAACCGTAAAAATTCTGACCCTCTGTGGCTCATACGCCCTTCAAAAAGGTCACCGACGTGTAATATCTCCTCGGCACCTTCGCGTTTAGCGAACCGTAAGAACTTACGGAGTGCGCTGAGTTGCTGGAACTTAGATCCTAGATGTGTGTCCGATACAACCGCAATGCGGAACGACACTTATTGTCTCCAGCGGAACGCCTTATCCGCTGCCAGTAAAATTCCCACAATGAGAGCCGACACGCTCGGCCCGACGAGGTTGCTAAAGTCTGCCGACTCCAAAGCGATCTGGATGGCCGGGATTGCGGCAACAAGCGCTGACGCAAAGGCTCCCTTAAACCATCGCTTAAGTAATACATTATTTTTACGGGCTGCTGCACTGCCACATGTACATTCTCGCATATGACCTCCTTTGTATATTATTGTGAGGCTAACATCCATGCTAAGGATGCCCATCCGCCTAAGTTAAGGACTCCCAAACTGACGGCCCACCGCATGGCACGGTTTTCGCTTGATGATATTCTATCACGTAAATTGGATTCTCTTCGATCTATTTCCTCCCTCGGAACAATTATCTTGGTTACAGCGACTTGAAATTCCGCTAATTGCTTAGTGAGCGCAATAATCTCCGTTCGTTCGTTACCGTTCACAATTAATTATCGGATCGGTCTAAATCTTCAGGCCAGAGAACTGTTAGTTGTTCGGGTGTCGAGGCAGAGGAGAGGTCAAAAGTTTCTGGTATGTCACGCAGCGCTTGCTTTGCCGTACTTGCGGCGTCCTGTTCGTCGGTGTCACCGTCCTCGACGGCTCGCATAAACGTGATGTCTAATTCTAACAATGCCTTGTCACGGTCAATACGAATGTCATCCATATGAATGCCACGGGCTTCAGCCATATCAACAACAACATCATTCCCATCATCTGACCATGCGTTACGGAATAGTCGATGTGTGGGGATCTCGTTTGCTTCGATAATACGATATGCGACACCCGCTGGAACATTCCGCTCTACACAGGTGTCAAGAAGCTCTTCTTCATCTGCATAAAATCCCTGCTCAATGCTCTGATACACCGGACTAACAACATTAAGTATATTAGTGTCTGGGTTGATAAAAACAATACGCTTATCTGGCATTACTGATCTCCATGTCCCACGCAGTAAAAGTAGTCCCCATCACTCAACGTTCCATTATTATCCGTTACTCGGAAATCAACTGCTCCTGCGGCAACGCCCCCCGCCGTAGTATTAACCGTGCGTGTATATCCAGTGCCTGTAATTCCTGATACCACCCAATTCGCGCTAGAGAAGTCAGTGGCGATGGTGAACGTGATGAGACCCGTACCGCCATCCGTGGTGCTGGTTAAATTATAGGCCGTGCCTTGAACGGTTGCGGCATAATTACTTTTTCCGTAGAATTTCGCTACGCCCGGTGAGTGTTTAATCAAATCCGGCGGGGCGTAAGTGTCTTCATTGGTCTCGCCCTCTAGCGCGGCCTGATCAGCCTGTGATGGCCCTGCGGCAACTGAAGCCCATACCGGGTTGGCTGACGTACCCTGCGTCTTGAGGAAGTAGCCAGACGTTCCGGCGGCAAGTTCAGACGGCACGCCTGACCCCGCATAGTACTGGATGCCCCCTTGTGTACCGTGAGCCGTCTTCGCTAGCGTTACGGCATTATCGGCTAAATGGGCCGAATCAATACTGCCATCGGCATAATGTTCGCTATCAATCGCATCATCAGCGATATGGGCATTATCAATGCTTCCGTCAGCATAATGCTCGCTATCAATTGCGTCATCTGCGATATGAGCATTATCAATGCTACCATCGGCGTAATGCTCAGAATCAATCGCATCGTCCGCAATTTTAGAAGCTGATATAACGTCCCCAGCGAGATGTGCCGCATCAATCGATCCGTCCGTGTAGTGTTCGCTATCAATTGCGTCATCTGCGATTTTAGATCCCGAGATAACGTCCCCGGCTAGATGCACTGCATCTATGCTTCCGTCAGTATAATGCTCAGAATCAATCGCATCATCAGCGATCTTGGCCCCCGTGATAGCGTCTGCGTTAACCTTAGCTGTGGTGACAGCGCTCGATGCAATATGAGCCGCATCAATTGAGGCGTCAGTGTAATGCTCAGAGTCAATTGCGTCGTCCGCTATCTTAGCTCCGGTAACGGCATCTGCGGATAAGTGAACGGTGTCTATCGAACCGTCTACATAATGATCACTGTCGATAGCGTTCGCAACATCGGGCATGAGTTGAACCCACGCAGAGCCATTATATTTAATAAACCGACTCGCATCCGTGTCATAGAACGTATCGCCTTCGTCTGGAGATCCCGGCTTGGCGCTATTTGCACCAATACCAAACAGTGATGAATCAAGATCATCTAGAAATGCGTTGATGAAGGCATCTTGATCGATAGCAGTTGTATCGGAATCTTTTTGCCAAGCTTTATTTGTTGTAGTAGCCATTAGATTTGGATCGCCGTTGCTTTAATTTGTTGACCTGCTAACGCTGCCGTCAGCGCAGCATCACGATTTGTAAGTACATCGTGGGCCAAAATATCTACAACTTCAAATCCTTTATCCTCCAATTTTATTCGTTGTAACAAGTCATGAACCTGCTTTTCTGAGGTCGCGAGATGGAAATATTCACCCTGTACACGCCATACCATTGACGGGTTCCAATCCGGCGGCGAGAAGAGAAAGTCTGCAACTATACCACCCAGTTGTAATCGTCCCCCCATTATACTGCTTTGAAACTCCCAACCCCGTATTCTTTTGCGTGTTAACCATAAGTATACCTGCCACTCCGGTATTGTTCCAACAAAATATGATGGTGGATGCCAGTATTCATCTTTATTAAATTTCCTGAAGAATCCTCTTCGTCGTAGCGTGAATTTTCGTGGAAGCTTACGAACCTTGGTAAGTTTAGATCGGGACCGCGAGAGTAATATTTGCGGTCCCGGCTGATTCGGAACGCGAAATGATTGGTCCGTTGGTAATTTGGACGAAAAACTCGCCGTCTTCCGACTTCGACGGCCCCGGCGTGAACTTGATGTTACGCTCTCGCGACGACGCCTTGAGCGCTCGGAGCCACGCGATAGTTTGCGAGGCATTTTTACCTGTTAATGAATCTCGATACAATGGAATCGTTAATATCCAACTCAACCTGTCTTCCGGTTGTGGCAAGTACTTTAATATTATAGCATCACCTATCGGAGATTTGGATTTAATAGATCCTCGATACGCAGTAATTCGTAATCGACATGACGTAACCTGTAGTCCGGCCCCACCATCAAAAAACATTTCATGTCGTGTATCAATCCCATTAGTACGCCCTAATGTAGACCATTCCTGTTCTTCATCTCTATAATCACTTTGATATTCAACCAGCATATACTCATCATCAGTAAAATCTCGTCCCGAAATAACTATAGAGAAAATAGTCTTTGGAAATTCAGGAAATCCAAGCGTAATCCACGGAGTAACCAGTGTCCCACTCGCTTCAAATGTCTGCCCATTAAATGGAATTTTACGTTCAGATTGGTCATTAAATTCTTGGTATTTTGGTGCGCCGCTCCCATTCGCAAACCATAATCGAGGACGCGAACCTGTGGTCGTTTCATGCAGTAAAAAATCTCCACCCGCATTTCCTGCGGCGTGAACATGCCACCCCGCACCGGGATTAATTAAAATGGCAGATAAATCTGATCCGTTCGTATTACAGATCACGAGGAAATTCTGGAGCGTAATGATATTCGTAATGCGATCACCGTGATTCGCATTGATAATGCCATCACCCCGGTCTGGACCCGTTGAGATCACGGAACCTTGAGGCGAGATAGCCAGCAATTCTTGCCCCATCGGGAAATGAAGCTGCCCATTGTATTCAATCATATGCTTACCGTTATTAGCATACGGGGTTGAAGTGTAATCATAAATAAAATGAGACCGAGAGTTTGCATAATCAATCTGGAATAAACCCAATTCCGTCGCATACCAAATACTGGGCTGACCTTCTTGATCTCTAAAGATCGTCATCGCCCTAGCAGAACCCTGCGTATTCGTTACAACATTCGTAAATGAAGGAGAAGTAATACTCGCTGTGCTGCGGATCTGCTGTCCAACGTCGTCATATATGATCAATTTATTATCAAAAACCGCAAAAAACGTCGCGTCATCAGCCACGTCTGTCCATGATGTCCCGTTTGAGGAATACATGAAACCGGAGGTATAGGCGACAACAGCATACACAGTAGCGCCTTGCTCGTATATAATCATGTCCGTTGGAGCGGCTGGAGGTGTATCGACAGCCGTAAATGCGCCACCGGAGTATCGATAGACTTTATTGTCACTCCCGGCAACAAGTAAAGCTCCACTGAACTCCATAGCGATACTTGTTGGCGTTATGCCAGCAGCAAGGACTACAGCCGCTTGTTGCTCAGTCTCCAGCATAAATTCAGAGCCTTTGATCGTATTAATGCCGTCCTGATCAGCAAAACGATCACTCTGTCCAAGCTGTTCAACTACACGTTCGATCCCGAGACCCCCACTAAAACCTTCAAATGCGTAATGTCGCGCAAGGGAGAGATCGGAACGTTTCTGCTCGCCTGATCCGAAAATAGCTCCGAATGGCGTTTGGGGCTGTTCTAGTAACGGACCTTGAATGGTAACCCGTTCATTCTCAAGCAAGACTTCCATTACTGGGCAATAGCGCCGCTAGGCAACACCATTTGCTGCTCAAGGCGAATTTCTGCTTCTTCAAGCGCTTCGCGTGCCCTGCGACGATCTTCAAGTGGATCAGATCGATCCCCAACTCTAGCTCGCATCGTACGGAGATAATATTCTACATAGGGGGCAATGACACTAAACGGGACTTCAACAAGATCGCGTTCAACGCTAATCTTACCCGCATACCGATAGCCATAAATCATTAAGGGCTGTCCAGAAATACCCAACCCTGAAGCGATTCGAAGCCTTGGGTATAAACCCGGAACCACTAACCACGCATCTTCATTGTTAAAAGCGTTAAGTGGAACCCATTGATTAGTCGTGTCTTGATACTCAACCGTATGAATATACGAGAATGGGTACTTAATCAGTCGATAGGTTGTACCCGAGGAGGCGACTCCGGGAAGCGCGTGATCAAGCGTAAGGGTGTCCGTAGAGGCATCGAAATCTTTAATAATACGAACTTCACCAACATTCCCCGCAACTCCAGTGTCAGCCGTAATAATTATATGCGATCCGTTCCAGTGATCATCAGCTTGCGTTAAATCACCGGAGGTATCAAGAATCGTTGTTGTCGAACCGCTCGTCGCTGTAGCCGCAACAATTTCTAGGAAGGGAAGATCATATTCGTAGGTTGCAGCCGCAAGGTCAATACTATCTACAGAATGCGGAATAAGGAATCGCTCTCGCGCCCAGTCTACAGCCGCTGTAATCGCTTCGTCAAGTTCTGCTTTATTCCACGTACTTGGTCGGTATATCTCATACGTAATGCCACTAGCGGGGGTACCACCAAACGCCGGATACACGTGCATTTCGCCGTTAGTAGGATGATTATGCCGAACAAAAGAAGTGCTACCCTCCAACGATCCCGATGTGATGTGAATCTGTCCGCCAATCCAGTAATCTTCATCTTCGATTCGTGACGTGTCATTAACTTCCTCCGCATCACCCCCAATCGATGTCGCTGTGCTTGTTTCCCCGATACGAAGATATGTCAGTAATTTCTGACGTACCGTTCTTCGACTATCTGTGGATGCAGCAGCCATTACAGCACACACTCAATGATAATATACGCCAACACTTTGTCTCCATCCGAGAACGTAGCCAGAACCTCTAATCGGTAATTGTGCCCTCGTTCGAGACTTTTAACTTCGCAGGTGCAGCTAGGTGAAGATACCGATACACTACCTGAAGAAGCAGTCGATGTAAAATCCTTCTCACGCTCGGTGAGATCATAAACCTTCTGTACTGCACTTGAGACCGTAATACCTGTACCCAAGACAGCCGAGAAATCAATCGTGTAGTCAATTTCTTCGTTATCTGTTTGCTGAACCGGAGAATTTGAAGCGTGATGAAGATCAAAAGGCATTAATGCCTCCGCATAGCTACATGCCGGAAACTCCGAGACGGTGCTCTATGAATGGAACCCGAAGGACAAAAATGTGCCATTAATCCAGCCCATGACATACTGAGACCTTTAATGTTCCCCCAGTCCCAACCAGCATCCTTCACGTTCTTCCACGTACTACACGGGGTAGCCATCGTCTAAAGTTCTCGCCAGACAGCCATCGCTTCGTACTCATACGTCCCGCCATTGGTGCCTTCATCAAGAAGAACAATCAAGTCTCCGGCTCCCGCGCTCTTGTTCGTGGCTCGCTCTGAATCCACAACATCACCAGCATCAGTCTGAAGAATCGTGTGATTTCCAGACACAGGCGCTCGGGCCAGTGTTAACGCGCCACTTACGATACGAAGATCTATTCCGTCGGGAAACTCAATCCATGCGGATTCATATTCTTCATTATACGCGATAAGATCGGATTCAGCAATAATAGCAAACGTACCGTCCGTGGCATCAGCCTCTTCAACTACACCAATTTGCAGGGTAGCATCTCCTGCGCTCCCGGCTGTACCCTTAACACGGAACTTAAGCGCATATAAAGCTACACCGCCCGTCGCATCGTGGGGATACGTTGTTGTATCGCTAACATCTACTATAAGTTGTACATTATCTGCTGTAATCCCAGTCGCTTTATTACGATGGAAGTACAAAGGACCGTATCCTGCACTCATGGTTTCCTCATTGCAATGGAGAGTTCACTTCCTCCGAAGTGAGTCATTTCTAATCCCTGAGCTTTTAACCTGTTCGGAAGATCAGGATGCTCGTTCCAATTCGGGGCATGATGACTCTTATTATGCATGTTAAAGTATACCACACCACCGGGCTTTAGCGCGTGTGATACCTTTCGAATTTGCGAGTCTAGCGTATTGGCGTCGGTCTTGGCAAATTCCTCAAGCACAATAATAACATCAAACTCCATACCGTCAGGTAATCCGGGTAGTGTTTTTACATTTGATCGTTGTTCTGCGAATTTTGGATCAACCTGCGGATCTTCCACAATCGTAATCGTATTACTTTCTCGCATCCCCTGTGCTATGGTTCCCAGCGGATCGCCCCAAATCAGGACGAATTTTTCATCCACTTCACCCAATCGAGCGATAAATTCTGCGAATCCCATGTTTGCGTCACGTGATAAGTAGTGGACAACGCCGGTGTCTTCGGTCCAGTCTTCCGGTTGATACGCTCGAACAGCCAGCGTATAATCCCGTTTAGTAAGTGCATTGTACTCCTTTAGAAGATCCGGGCCACTAATAGCGAAGGGGCTTTGACGATACATCTCCTGATACGCGAGCCAATGTCCCGCCGATACGCCATCAATACCCATATGAACACATTGAACAGCGGGATCTCCATACATCGTATACCCGGCATCGCGTACCTTACGCCAAAAACTGTGGTCTTCAGCGGCAGCATCTAATGTGAAGTGTGGATATTCCATTTTTTCAAGTACTTCGCGATGAATAAGACTACACGCAAGCCCCGCGCTATGAATTTCGACTAATCGATCACTTGGGGGATTAAAAAACCCCTCGTACGTCCACGAATCTCGCGATTTGTCGTAAATAGGGTTCAGATACCAGTTCGGGTTATAAGGCGGCTCCTTGAACGGTACAAGGCCGTTCACGACCTTCTCGTCATGTGCGAGCAATTGCCAGAGCGCATCTTTGGGTGGAACGACATCATCATCGACCCAAAACAGCCATTGACAGTCCGATTTCAGGAATTGATCCACAAGATCCTGACGTGCGATGTGAACAATCGTTGGTGGACGATATCCCAGTAGATCGCCCTCGCGCCACGAGTGAGTTAAAAATTGTAAGAATCCATACACCCACCGGGAAAAAACCGAGTGCGTCATTGGAACGGCATAGAAAACTGAGTCTCGCATGAAGCCCTCCTATAAATAGGGGGTGGGGGTTTTCCCCCACCCGCTAAAACTACTTACGTAGCAATCGTTGGTGTCGTCGCAGCAGCGAAAGCGATGTTGAAAACTAACCATTTAGAATCATCGCCAACGATAAAGAAGCTTTGGCCGATTTTTTCATTTGACGTACTATGCGTCAAAGAATCAGCCGCCGCATCGTTCTTCACAACAAGTGTATCGGCAGGGCCGGTAATAATTATATTCTGATCAACAGTGTTGAAAATCCAATAATTAATCCCAGAATTGTCCGAAACTGCTGGAAGAGTGAATGTTACAGCACCCGAAGCTCCGGTCGTTGTGAACAGGCCACCGGAATCCGCGACAGTCAGACTGTAGCTCGCGGTCTTGGCCGTAACCTTAAGACGTTGAACCTGCAAGTTCTGAGCAAACGCGAAATCCTTCTGACCACCTCCAAACGCACCCGGCTCACCTCCGGCGAGATATTCAACTGCATCCGTAGATGGCATTTAATACCTCCTTAAGAAGTGCTGAGGTTAGACATGTACCCGTGAGCTTTATCCCAGCGACAACTTAATGTGTAATCGCCGTAGAGATGCTCTTTAAAGTACGCGCCGTCCTCCGGCAAGGGTTCTGTGAAAAACGCCGAATTCTTAAACGAATGATAATCGATAAGACTCGGGTTGAGGAAATACGCATGATCTGTGGGGCAGTTAAAGACCATCGAGACATCAATTTCACCGAAATCGGTGTCGATGACATCTACAACGATTCCACCTTCTCGCGAACCACGGTCCATACGGGCCAGAGGTCGATAGAAGTCGGAGATCTTACGTTTCTGCCACTGACCTGTCACAATCCACGTTGCCATTGTCTCATGCCCCACGTCCGCAAAGATTAACGCCAACATGTTGTTAATCTTCTTCTCCGTGATAGCTTCAGACGTGGTGTCTGTGTTATCTGTGATGAAGGTCTTCAAACCACCAAACGCGCCCGGTACGGACGACGTTCGCAAGACACGCTCGGAACCATACAGTGCCGCTCGTTCAAGCATTGAGAAAGCGTCGGTGAGAACCTTTTCCGCTTCGTAGTCAAGTCGGTCACTCAGACCATACTCGCCCGTGTTCTGCGCTCGATGTGAAACCTGATAGGCCACGTCGATAATCTGCGCGTAATTAAACGGGAAAGAATGAGTCGTAGTACCGGCGACTACGGAGTCGGTGTTCTCAGCATACGCTTGTGAAATTCTACTAATTGTCGTGCCAGCAGCGTGAGATGCACCCGACGTTGAACCCCATCCACGAGTAATCGTAAGGGAGTTGTCCGACGCGATAGCAGTCACACGAATCTGTTCATCCTCAACTAGAAGAATATCGCCAACCCTAAAGTTGTACGCATCATTAGCTGCCAGCGTCACAGTAGTGTGAGCGCCGTCAGTCATGACCGTGGAACCGTGAACCGCTGCGGTTAACGCAAACAATTCATCTTCGTGCCACTCGTACTTTGGGTTGGAGACGGTTTCGCCGTTAAATCCAATTCTTTTCAAGAATGGAACGGCTTTTGGCGAGAAGTTGACAATCTGATCTTCAACTTGCCGTCGTTGGACGGTAGTATCAGTTAGAGTATCTCTCGCACCTCGTACACCAGCCATAGGTTATTGTATCCTTTAACGAGATCCCATCGCAGCGCGAGCGCGTTTAAGTCCTTCAGCAACTTTTCCGGTATGTGCAATATCACTGTTATCAGAGACACCTGCACCACCGCCACCTGTTCCGCTATCAACAGCGGGGGCGCCGGGACCATCTGTATTTACTGAGGACGTATCGCCACTATTCGCATTTGCGTGGACTTCTCGTTGAACTGAGTCGCGAAATAATTTCGCGGTTGTTTCCATTGATTCCATAGATGTGGACCCCTGTAACACGTCGGCAGGGACGCCATACTTAGCGGCAAGTTCTTGTGCGGCTAGATGCTTTCCTGCTCCTTCTGCCAGAGCCGTAGCAGCGTCAGCTTTAGCTTCCGCAGCGGCAACACGTTTCGCAGCATCCTGCTGCGAGTATTCCGACTGCAATCGGCTTTGCTCAGCCGGGTCTTCAACGTTCGCAAGAGCCGTTTGAAAGGCTTGCTTACGGGCAGCGTCAGCCGCTTGCTCCGCAGAGTGGGCGCGTTGATTCGCCTCATTGATCTGCTTTGAAAGCGATGACTGAAGACCCTTAAACTGATCCTCGGTATAGGCCGGGGACGCAGTTGTCTCTACAGCTTGTCCAGTTTCTATTTCGTTGCTTGCTGAATCTTCGTTACCCGGTGGGGACTCAGATGCGTTAAGCTCTGCCATCGTGTACTCCATTGGTATTCTCGGTCCAGAGTGGATACCGCGAAATCGTAGTGATACACATTCATTCTAACACAAAAATTAGGTTATCGGGTTGGGGGAGCAAAGTCTCGGCCCCCACCCGCCACTGCAGCAGCTATTAGGCTACTCGGGCCGCTTCTTTGTCTGGTACTTGTCCTTGTACTTGGCGAACGGGACGATGAAGGTTTGGGAGGAGCATATCCACGTGCAGCCCAATATTCACTGAAGCTCGGAAGATCAGCCTGAGAAATCAAAGTGAGATCCCATGCATTAAGATGGGGGAACTGAAGGAGAATCTCACCCATTACGTCGCGCACAAGCCTCGTTGATGGAGATGTCGCAGCCAGCGCATCATGCTGCGGACGGGTAATCAATCCATTTTGTTTTTCTTTAATGGCTGAACGTTGAGCCATGATCGGTTGAATCACGGCCCTCTGCCAGTATCGCCACGCCGCTTCAGACGCTGTTAAATTCTTGTACAGATCGGCCCGGAACATTTCTTCTGTAATGTCAAACTCACGCCCAAACTCTACGGCTTCATTGAACGCCGTTTCTTGGGCGTTATAGAATGCATCCCAATCAGGACCGCTCTCATCGTCAATAAACGAAGATTTCTCTACGCTATAGTACATATCACGCATGGCTGAGAGCGCTTCACTGTCACCCGAATCATCTTCATCAGCCTTACCAAACCATTCCTGTGCCCTCTCTGTCCACGGCGCAATATCGCCACTCGCTATATGAGTTTCTTTTTTTAGGCGTGCCAATCCGATCAAACCTTTAGTACCCTTCTCTTCACTCCCATAATACTTCTCTCGAATAGGATCGTCGTTATTTGCCGCGAAATCCATAGGACGTAATCGAGACATTGCCAATCCATAATCACGTCTTAAGTCCCTAATGTCATTAGTAAGAAGAGTACGCAGCGGCTTATCTTTAAAATACGCATTAAGATCTGTATTGGCATCTTCAAACTCATCGACATTATCTTTGGTAACGATTCGACCCCCGGATGTTTGAAATGAGTACGGATTCTCATTTGAACCCCGTCGAACGCGATTAATTTTCTCCTTTCGCGTTACATCAAGATAACCCCGGATTGAAAGGGTTGAACCAATCTTACTCATAATCGCGTCTTGTTCCCAACGATCAGGGAACGCGGATTGAACTTCTCGCATAATACTCAGCGGTGCCGGAAGATTATTCTCTTTCAACCACGTATCTGTTTGATCAGGTGTCATATCTTTAGTCTTAATAAAGAAGTCTCGGGCAAAGATCTTTGAAAATACACGCAGAATCGCATCAGGCAGCGTAATATTTTTTGCCAGTTGTGCTTCAAAGAGCGGTAACATGCTTTCCGAAACATGTTCCTTAATCCAGTTTTCACGATCTTGAATAAACCGCTCCAACCCGTCTTGTTCAAGAACGTTAACAACTCGTCCCCTGATTTCGTGCGTGGTCTCATAATCTTCGGCATTATTCATAGCAAAGTATGCACCCACAATATGTTTCATGGCCGCTTCACGACCACCGGGGAACATCGGAGGTCCGGTCTCGGGTCCACGCATTCGCACGTCATCCGTAATCCCGATATCTTCGTCACTTAATTTAAACCGTTGCTGAAGATTTTTTCTGCTCTGTCGCAGGGCTTCATCGATTTCATTACGAACGCGCAAGCCATGAACTACATCAGTACCTTCTTTTTGTTCCTCTGCAGCAGCATTCAGTGCCTCAACCTCAAAGAAATATCTACCAATATTAACCCTTCGCTTAATTTCTGCGGTATCTTTTCTTGTTAGCCAAGAGTACGGAAGCCACGGTTTCGACTTTAAGAATTCTTTTGCTTCATCTACACGTCCGCTATCTACAAGGTCAAAATACGCCCGTTGAGCCTCGTCCCTTTCTTTATCGATTGCAGGATAGGAGCGAACACCGCCGAATGTGAAGTTAATTTCTCGATAGTCAGCCCGTTTACTATAATAGCGTTGCATCGCTTCAAGTGCTATTGGATTTGGATTCCCTTCCTTTATATCAATTATCGCTTGCTCTGCGTCAGACTCGTTAATCTCGCCGTTCTTGAACATTTCCGTTAATACTTTACCCGTACCGATTATATTTCCTTGAGTTAGTCCATGTTGAGATATCCACTCTGAAGCTCCTTCCCCAAAACTGCCCTGACCCGCCCATGCCTTGGTAAGACCCTGTATCGATCCACCAAGACCGTTGAGGGATTCTTCAATACCCGGAATAATCCCATCCCATCCAAACAGAGCATCGTCTACTTCAGGAGGAAGCGTATTTCGAATGTTCTCGTCGCCTATGGCATGTCGTAGACCTTGTATAATCATACTGATATGAGGATAGACTTGAGTTAGACCGATCATTTCAGTAACCTGAAATAAGGATTTCAGATTAAACCCGAACTCAGAGTCTTCGCCTTCATCGCCCCAACTCATGATTTCAAACATAGGCGTACCGTATCCACCAGTAAGGAATTGTTTCGGATCAAGACGTACTTCTGTCCCATCTGGCAGGGTGACAATTCGCATCGTACCTCGAAGATGCAGGGGCAAATCTCGATCCATCTCATACCACGCACTCATAATACGCGAAAGGGCAATGAATTGACCCGGATTATGCACGAGTTGTCGCATCTGGAACATAAAGAATTTCATGCTCCAATACGGATACGGCATGACTGTTTGTAGGGCAACTTCAGCACGGTTGTATTGATACGCGAAAAGCGTTTCGGCTGATGCTTCTTGTCCTCCCAATCCTGCTTTAGTCAGCGTTGAACGCACTGTTCGCGAAACATCATCTGCCGTTGCCGTTATAGGAACCTGTTCGGCAAGCTCGGATGCTGTATTACCCCACCCATAATTTAACTCATGAGCAGCACGATTCTGAATCGAGCGCGTTCGAGTTATCATATCCCCTATAGGAGCGGTACCCCGATCCGGGAAGACAGCACGAGCAATCGTACCTTCAATCGACTCCCGAACTTTCTCTATCTCCCTCTGGCTTCCTCGCCTTAGCATACTATTTATCGAATCGTTAAGCAACGCATCTGTCAGCGTAGTATTCCCGAACTCTTTATCAACCATACGAACAAGTGTGACGAACAGTTCTTCAGGGACAACAAGAGTACTCTCATCGACTGGTGCTAACTCGATGCCATGTTTATAAGATACGTTACCATATAATGCCTTAATGCGTTCAACCCGCCTTGATTGGGCGTGTGCCATGAATTCGGCTCGTACTTCAGGCAACATCTTTTTCCCCTCATCGCGTGCGTATGCAATCGTTTTATTAATCTCCGTCATCCCCTCAGTTATATCTTTCATAAGGTTTTTACCGAGCGTTGGCGATGTTTTACCCGCACTTTTCATTCCCCGGTCTATCGCCGCATTCCATATCGACACCATTTCATCCCCGAGTAATCTATCACTGACCTCCCTGTATTGATACAAGACATCGACCATCAACTGGTCATGTTCTTTGCGGTATATCGCGCCAGCGGTAGCCGCAGTATTCTTTCTATCACGGCTATATCGTGCTCCGATCTCAGTGATTCGTTCGCCCTTATATTTACGAATTTCATCAAATGCTGCTTCAACTCGCTTCATCAATACTCGAACTGCACGTTGTCCCTCCTCATCGAGTCCGCTAGTCATTCGCTTACTAAGAGGATCGAGAATTCTCGTTTGTAATATACGGATGTCTTCTTCGTGCTTAAGATAGCGTCCTAACGTATCATACGTTCGCTCATTAATCTCACCCCCGGCATCACGGAAGAGACGTAACAGGTCATACGCTTGATGGCCGGGTTGTCCGGGGTACACTTCATAAAACCGCTTGATTGCGTCGTCTGTGTTTTTCTCAATATCAGTAATAGCCTGTTCCAAGGCAACCCGTATTTGCGAGCCTCTCGCTCCATCAGGAAGATTACGGAGTCGCGCTTCAACGATCTCTCGTGTTTGCGGATTAGAGAACGGTAACATGACATCTTCTACTCTACGGATAGCCTTACGAGCCGTTGGATCAATGACTTTTCCTGTGTTAATTTCAGCAAGTCGCATTAACCACCAAGCGCTAACGACGTCTGGTTTAAATACCCAATCCTCACCGCGATTGAACGCATTAATAAGTTGATGCTTCATTACATCGGGCATATCGAGTGACATCAGGTCTTCTGAAAATATATCTTTTGCCATTCGTTCAGTAACCATCTTGTTCATCCCACGATGTTGACCAGTCTCTGTAATACTAACCCCACCCTTAATAAAATCCATCAGTCCAGTATTAATATCAAACTCTGGACGACCAATCCAATGTTCTAAAGCGCTGCCGAATTTGAGTTCGATATCAGTTTTCGGAATCTTAACGTCACGCAGTTTCACCGTTCCCTTTCCGACAAAGGGTATAAGTTTCTCCCCGACAATAGGCAGAAATCCGGGTAGAGGAGGCGGTACATCCCCTCGACCTATACCACGTCCCGACAGTGCTGCGTCATCAACAATGTCGTCTGCTGATCTTAACGTAGCGCCTGTAGCCTGACCAATAACACCGGCCCCGGTTGTCGGACCCGAAAAAGCTTTTGGACCCATTAGCACATGTGGATCGACTCCCGCATCCACAACTTTTCCAATCCATGCAGACGCAGCCGGGTAACGAAATATGTTCAACCCCTGATGTTGCGATACCGTGACCATACCGCCCACAAGATTTAATACGACAAAACCGGGGCGCATTAATAACCACATCGAACCAAGCTGTGACTTAGCAACCATGGAGAGATACCGAAACGCATTTACATTGCCCTCCTTAATCCACGGGAGCCAAACCCTCGGCCCATCCCATCCCAGCGATTCAGCGTATTCAACCAATATCTTGCGATAAAAAGTATCCAGTACATGTGTTGGTGAAGGATGCAATCCTGCTTCAACCATGTCTGAAGCCCACTTTAAATTCATATCGAATGGAAGCGGCGGACGGTTATCAACACTACCGTATGCTTTCAACGTGCTTTTATTTGCCTTTACTCCGTTTTCCAGTAAATCGAGTCGTTGATTTTTTACATGGGTATGTAGCTTATCAATATCTGGACTCCCGCGCATTGCGGCCAGTGTATCCAACAGCCGTTTATTCTGAAGCGCGGGATTTCTATCGTAATATTTCACCTGCATCATTCGCTGCCAATCTTTTTCATTCATAGCAAGATTGGTTATATCCATAAGCACCTGCGAAATTTTTACTGCGTCACCCGTAGCTTCGGCTGCGTTAATAAGCGCTGGAATTGTCGTTTCTAGTTCATGACCAAAAACCTTCACCCGCTCATCGGCTGTTCGCGCAATCGCCTGCCAATTCCAGTCCGCCAAAATCTTTTTATCTAGCTTGTCAATCCACGGTTTCAACGGGCGGGACACAAACTTTAACGGTCCTTTTAGAGCAAACCCTATTCCCCTCGCCAACAAATTCATTCCGGGCATTGAGGGAAATAACGCAAATTCGATGGGCCACCTGATATTTTGCGAAAGAGCCCCTTCAAGAACCGGGGGCCAGTCAGCCGTATTTACATCATAGAAATCCTGCGCGTCTTGCGGGTTTGGGCTATCCAATATTGCTTTCAATCGCTCCGGGGTTGCAGGATCTGCGTACAGTTCAGGATTCCTCATCCCTTGTTGTCCCGGCAAATGACCCCCGGCCCACGGCACGACTGACCAGTGACCCGGCTTATCCTGCCCAATGTCACCGTGTAGAAGCTGAGTCGCCATGAATTTTCCAAGCCAGAATTTAGTTTCTGCCGCAGTAGATTCAGCACCACGTCCGAGCACTCCCATAACTAGTCCGGCAGTTGGTAATATACGCCCAAGGGCTGTGAGACCACTCGATTCTATATTCTCTGATTCTTGTTTTACCCAATCTTCAACATATTTACGTGCGGCGACTTTTTCTTGAACCGCAGCCGGGGCATTAGGATTTTCGGCGAACCCGGATAAAAGAATATCGTTAGCGGCGCTTCCAACATCCGTAAGAACTTTGCCCAACCCGGATAAAAGTAATTCAGGGCCAGTTTTTCGTTCCAGTTTCGGTGGCGGGGGAGGGGGCGCTACTGGAAATGCAGCCTGACTGCCGGGTATGCCTCCAAATTGTTCTGATTCGAGTGCGCGGCTCATCCCGATTCCAGCCGCTTGTTGAAATCGCTTTGCGAATTCAGGGACTTCAAGCCCGGATGCTTCCTCCGCTAATGCATAGTCACCAACTTCTTGCGTGGTCTCCGTGTAATCGAGTCCACGTTGTCCCAGCGATGGAAACGCAGCACTTATTTTTTGTGCAGATTCAGCGTCAAAGATCTGAGCAAGCTGCTCTTGTGTCGCGCCCTCTGCCAACATAAAGTCAGCGATATCAGGCGCTGTCACTTCTTCAGGAGTTTTCCCGGCCCGTGCTGCGGCTTTCTCGTGTAAAGCCTTTACACTAAGATCTGTTAACCGTGTCGGATCGTGGGGTAAAAACGCATCTCTATCCTGCTCTTCAAGAGGATCAGGGAACCGTACACCCGGATCGGGGTAATTAAGACTCACGCAGTTTCAGACCCATGTTTTCGAGTTCTCGTCTGCGAGGACTTCGAAACATGCCAGCAACCGAATGACCTAATTCTTTTGCTTCAACCATCGCCCCGGATACAAGAACTGAAGGGTGTTCTTCTTTTGATGAAGTCCGCTCAATTTTACGTGTCAGGTAGTCTGAAAATGTTCCCATTATCGAACTCGTTTCGTGACAGGCTGGAACCGCGCACCGAATACACCACGCGATGCAGGCGGAAGCCCGGAATAGAATTGATCAAGCCATTGTCCCGGCTGTTGGTTCTGATTGGTTTGACCGCCCCGTAAAAAGTCTACAAAGCTTGTTGGCGTTGCCATACCCTCGCGTCCGGGCATACGCGGACCAAACCCCTTCAATCCTGATGACGGACTCGCAGACAGAAGCTCGCCCAAATACTGAGACCAGATCGGATCAAACTGTGCGCCCATATGACGAGCTTGAGGACTCATCATACCGCCCCAATCTCGATACCGATTACCGAGATACGCATTGAAAAGCGCCCGTGACCCTTCCTGACCCGTCTCAGTAACCCGCTTAAAGAGGTCTCCTGTTAAATAATCAGATAATGCCATTTAAACAATCCCCATCTTGCCAGCCGCAAATCGAAGGAAGTCAGCCTGACCTTTAACGTCTTCGATCTCGCCGCTCAACAGTTTTTGCTCGTATTCATTCCAATAATCTTGTCCCTGACTTGCTAGTGGATTTCTAATAGCCATAGGCGCATTTGCAAGAGGAGATCCAGCAAGCGCCAGATTAAACGCTGTACCAGCTTGCTTTTGCTGATCCAACGCATCCAGCATGTTTGTAAACCCAGTCGGAAATTTTATATCCGCACCCGGTTGACCGGATATTAGCATACGTAAATCTTCCGGTGACATACTCGCCCCACCGTATGACTGCTGCAGAAAATCGCTAATACCCAGAGGAGTCTGATCACGTACAGACCGCATACCTCCTTGTGCGCTAAACTGTGGAATCTGACTCTTTAAATACGATTCGGCGGCAGCTTCAAAAGGCGAGCCTATCATTCCAGTTCTCTGCAACTCTTCCCAGACAGAAAAATCAGTATCTCTACCCTGTTCAATACCTGAAAAGGTGTTACCGCCTTCGCGAATTGATCCAAGAATACCAGAACCAACACCGCCCTGTGCCGCAGCTTGTTGATCCGCAGCCATAGCTGTCTGAAAATCAGGCAGTTTATCTGTAGGAATCAACCGTCCGCCGCCTACCGATCCATCATCCTTCACACCTACAAATGCTCTACCCTTAGCTTGCTCTTGTATTTTCCACTGGTTGTAAGCACCAATCGCTTCTTCTGGACTCTTCGTCCACAAATCCATCGCGTTTGGATATTCTGCAATTGTTGCTTCAGTAAACCAGCGATACATCTCGTTGGGGTTTCCACCGCCCGTCGAAGTTCCCCACGAGGAAAGTGGTAACTTATATTTCGCATCACCGAAAAATTGACCCTCCACGGCATTCGTTATAGGTCCGGTATTCGTAATATTTTGTTGAGTCGTAGGAATTGCAGGTATTGGCGGTAATTCCTCCGGTTTCGGTGGCGGCGGAGCCTGCTGTGGTGGTGGCGTAGCCTGCTGCTGTGGCGCGGCTGGTGCCCGTCCTTTATCGTTTTCATCGACCCATATTTGCGCTGCTTGAGCAGGAGTGAGATTTTGAGAAATAACCCAATGATCCCAGTAAACCTTCTGGACGTGAGGTGGCTCCCGCGAAAGAGATCTGTTAGTGTCTACAGCCGAGAAAACCTCTGGAAACTGCGGCGCTCCCGGTGGTTGTAAACTACGTAATGGCGGCACTGTAGATTTCGCCTGTGTCGGTGTTTGATTGGGGATAAAACTCGCGGGACCCAAATAATCCGGGTCAATGTTAGCCCCCGGGTCAATGTTAGCCCCCGGTCTCCATGGAGCGTCTATTCCTCCCTCTATGTCCCACCATGTTGCCATTACACACCACCAAACTGACTGGTATCAAAATTCGCCAAGTTCTGCCCCGGAGCTTGCATACCCGGACTTCCCATCATCCCGATGCCCGGAGGTGCGCCCGGAGGTGACCCCGGTTGTCCACCCATCATAGGCGAAGGAGAACCACCCCCGCCGGGATCGGCTAGAGGTGGAGCGCCAATGCCCATCGCTTGACCAAGCGCAGCAGCGGCCATGACTTCGTTGTTATTGATAAGTTCTTGATACGCCATTGCCATCACGACTTCAGGCATTCTAAGTGGAAGTTCTGCAATCACTCGGTTTCGCTCTTTCATCGGATCTTGGACAAGGAGAATCTTCTCACGCGCATACTGCATCGAGACTACAGGGTTGGCCCCCTGTGTCAAACTTGCAGCAACCTGCGCTCGCATTAAATCGTCTTCAGGTAACGACAGCTTACGTGTACAGTATACACCATAATCACCGTCAATTTCTAAATATGAGAAATCAGGGAGTCGAAACGGGTTTCCCATCCCATCAACCCCGGAATAATCCATGACAAGCTGCTCGCGTTCAATCCCTTTAAGGATGCGCCGCGCAGACTCCTGATCAAACATCTGCATCCGCTTAAGATACGGTTCTAATCGCAATCCAGCGTGATGCCCGGTTAGGGTAATTGCCAGTGCTGACATCCCGGACTCACCGCCACCCCCATACACCGTCTCTTGGAATGTCGCTCGATACATAGCCGCCAGCACGGACTGAAGCAACGGAACCATCTCGGGTGGGGCACCCGGTACATCGAGAATCTGTACGATATCGGTAGCTAACAGGGTATTTACAGCCCCGCTACCCAGTTCAAGTCTACGAACCGTGCCGTCACGGGTCTTAATGACTACCGTTGGCTTGGCATACTTCTTGACAATCAAGCCCATCGTTTCGAGGAGTTCATTGTAATAGTTGTGCAAGTCACGATTCGCGTGGTTCAGGGCCATACCCATGTGTTCGACAAAATCCCGGTCATCATTGACCAGACCACGGAAATTGTGCCCATTCACCGGACCCACCAGCCATGGGACTTCACCCTGCTTGTGTTTATCACGCCAGACTTCAGT